TGGAGCTTGTAGACCTGGCATCTCAGGGTGTTAGGACTCAAGCCAATGCGGGTTACTATGACGCTGCTCAAGTTGAGTACCTGACTGCTCAATTGGAGCGCATCGCTAAATTCCTTTGCATCAAGAACTGATCATGTACACTACACACAAAAGCCTGCGCGAGTATGAAGTCACACTCACAAGCGGTGTGTGGTACATCCTCGCCTATAATGTAGAGGCAGCTGCGTATGCAGCGTTGGACCTCGCTAAACAGTCTATGGTAGAGCTACTGAATGTCAAACAAACGGATGAATGGTAATGAGTAAGAAACGTAAGCCTGATTTTCCCAACAACTGGCAAGAGTACAAGGACTCTGATGATGACATGTTCATCCCTCATACCTACGAGGAGCTGATGTCATGGAAGGTAGCCAACTGGGAACTGCCTGGTTCTATCTGCTGTATCATCCGCACCTCTGACCTCAACACCAAACGTGTTAAAGAGTATGTCTACCAAAAGCGTAGTGCTGCACAGGCTAAGGTAGATGCATTGATCAACACACCTGACATTGAGTTCACGGTTGTTGACCACGAAGCTATCCATTTCCTCACCCCATCTGATTTCGACAATGACTGATACCACCTTCTCACGTCGTCTCCAACAACTCATCCAACAAGTCAAGGATCATCCCAATCGTGATGAGATCCTGAAGCTTGCACAGGAACAGCTTATCGATGATTCGTTCACAATCACACGTAACTAATTGGCTACACCTGCACAGATCGATGAACAAGTAGCTTTAGAGCGAGAGCAAATCAAACAAGGCCTACAGCGCCTCAGAGATAACACTCGTAAGCTACAGGAACAAAGCTATGCAAGTGCTACAGTGTACGGTGCAGCCTCTATTGATGCGCTACTACCAGAGCTGGTTAAGTACATCACAGATACTACAGAGTATCGACTTAAGCGTGGATCTGGTCATCAGTTCGATGTCATCAAGAACTACGTCGCTAAGTTAGAGCCACTAGCATCAGCATCCATTGCTCTCAAGATCACCTTTGATAAGGTATTCTCAACCAAGCAAGGTAGCGATCAGTTACAGGCAGTATGTGATAGCATCGGTCATGCTGTTGAGTCTGAATGTCAGATGCGTCACTACGAAACATCTGCACCAGGACTACTAGCTGTACTCAAGAAGAACTACTTCCATAGGTCTATTGGTACACAGCAGAAGCTGGTTGTTATCCGTACCCTAATGAACAGGTACGACATACCCGAATGGGAGAACTGGGGTAGGGCTAATCGAATCAAGCTAGGAGCATGGCTGCTTGACTGCATTATGCACACTAGTGGATGGTTCGCTAAGGACCTGCGTAGGCTGGGTAAGGTCACCGTGACATTCGTGGTACCTACACCTGAGTTCCTCGCCATCAAGGACAAGGTAATGGCCGATGCAGAGCTGTTTGCTCCGCTTGCCTGGCCCATGCTCATCGAACCTAACGACTGGACGAATGATCGTGCTGGTGGTTACCTTCTCAACGAGGTAATGCGAGGCAATGACCTAGTCCGTAGGGGAGATCCCACCCGTATACAGGGGGAGATACCACTGGCCTTTTTGAACAAGATTCAGAAGGTAGCGTACCGTATCAACAGCTTCACATATGAAGTTGCTGAACAACTGAGTGAGTTAGAACGTTCAGTTGGTAAGTTCCTCCCAATTGTACATCACCCACTACCTGCTAAACCTGCTGATATAGACACTAACTACGATAGTAGGAAGGACTATAGAAGGAGAGCAGCAGAGGTTAGGAATGTGCAAGCACAAGAACCTAAGGAGTCATGTAGAACTCGCATGACTATGGAAGCAGCTAAGAGGTTTAGGGATAAGGATAGGTTCTTCTGTCCGTGGTCATTTGACTATAGAGGTAGAGCTTACCCAATCCCTGCTTTTCTTACACCACAAGATACTGACTTCGGTAAGTCACTATTACTTTTTGCTGATGGGTCGTATATGACTCCTGAAGCTGAGTCGTGGTTAGCATTCCATGTAGCAACCTGTTATGGGTTAGATAAAGCTACGATGTCTGATAGGTTAGAGTGGGTGCATAACAACATCACACTCATCAGTCGAATCGCTACTGACCCGATTGATTGTTTACCTGAGTGGGAGGTCGCAGAGGAACCTTGGCAATTCTTAGCAAGTTGCCATGAGTATTACCATTGTGTCGTCCTTGCTGATAAACAATTCACGTCGTTGCCTGTTGCTGTCGACGCAACCTGTAGTGGCCTCCAAATCTTGGCAGGACTCGCACGAGATAAGTCAACAGCTAAGCTAGTCAATGTCCTGCCTGGTGATAAACCACAGGATGCCTACAAGGTAGTTGCTGAGGTCGCTATGTCCTCAGTGCCTGAACGTTTACGTCCACACCTTGATAGGAAAAAGACCAAGCGATGTGTGATGACCATCCCATACAATGCTAAGCCCTACTCCAATAGGGGCTACATCAAGGAAGCATTCCTAGAGGATGGCATTGAGCTTGACAAGGATGAGCTAAGCCAAGTTGTTAAAGCCATCCGTTCAGCTATGGATGTGGTCGTACCTGGCCCCATGGCTGTGATGAAATGGATTGAGACAGAGGTAGCAGCTGCTGTAAAGCGTGGTGTACGTCATCTAGAGTGGGAGACCCCATCTGGCTTTGTCGTGTACCAGAAGCTTAACAAGAAGCAGTTCCAATCGATGGAGCTACAGCTACTGGGTCGTTGTAAGATGAATGTTGCAGTTGGAGAGACCGATGAGGTTGACCTTAAGCATCATAAGAATGCAACTGCTCCAAATCTTATTCACAGCCTGGATGCTTCACTATTACACTTGAGTGCCCTACGTTTCGACGCACCTATTGCTCTCATTCACGATTCTGTGCTTTGTCGTGCAACGGACATGTCTACCTTGTCCACCATTGTACGAGAGACATACATGCATCTCTTTGCAGAGCATGACTACCTGCGAGACTTTGCCCGACATATTGGTGCAGAGTCCGAACCACCGATCATTGGTGATCTAGAACCAGAGACCGTGATCGAATCCACCTACTTTTTCTGCTGAAATGACACAATCCATCCACGTTACCCAACAGCCTGTTGTCCTTGAAGGTTATCAGGCCGTGCTTAAACCCTCCAAGTTTGGCTATTCGCTGTCCGCTCTCCTGGACTCACAGCTGATCGAAGTGCTAGAGGATGACCGCAAAGAAACCCTTAAGTGGGCCGAGTCTAAACTGAAGAACCCCAAGCGTAGCGTTCTCAAGCCTGAGCCTTGGGAGGAGGTATCCGAAGGTAAGTACAAGACTAAGTTCTCCTGGAATGAAGAGAACCGCCCTCCTGTTGTTGATACCGAGGGTACACCCATCACCAACCTTGACCTGCCTGTATACAGTGGCAGCAAGGTGAAGCTTGCCTTCAAGCAGAAGCCCTACATCCTCAAGGATGGTGTCACCTACGGAACCAGCCTTAAGCTTGTCGGTGTGCAAGTCGTTGAGCTTGGCGGTGGTGCAGGTGTTGATCGCACCGAACTGGGTGACACTGAAGTGGCTGCACTGTTTGGCCAGACAACTGGCTTCAAGGCATCTAGCACTGAAGCTGGTGTCGTTGATGATACTGTAGAGGAAGACGACTTCTGATGGCGTTCCGCTCAGGACTTGAAGAGAAGGTCGCTGATCTTCTCACCAACCTGGGTGTTAAGTACGAGTATGAAAGCACTAAGGTCCCCTATGTATTGCACTGCAATTACACGCCAGACTTCCTCTTGCCAAACGGTATCTATCTAGAAACGAAGGGCCAACTAACAGAGGAAGATCGTCGTAAGATGAAGGCCGTTAAGGCTTTGCATCCTGACCTTGATATTCGATTCGTATTCCAAGCACCCCACAATAAGATCTACAAGGGAAGCAAGACAACTTACGCCAAATGGTGTGAGAGGCATGGCTTCCTCTACTGTTCATTCCACTCGATACCTATCTCATGGCTGACCTAGAACTGATTAAAGATTTGGCATCAGGGCTCATTGTAGCCCTTGCTAAGTCGTCCTCACCCAACGATATTATCGAAGGGTTCGAGGACGCACTCGATGCCTACGAACAACTCATTCAATCCTCTTATCAGTGATGCAATTGACTTACGGAACTGCTGAGTATTATGCTAATGCATTTGCTGACTTCCTTGCTGATGTAGATGCAACTGATCCTGCTACTACAGATAACTTGATCAAAGGTTTCTATCTCGCCATCGATGAATGGTTTGAACATCACGATGCACAAGCCCGCGCATATGCAGCAATCCGACAGCGAGTTCGTAAGACACTTACCGTGTGATACCTGTGGGTCATCTGATGCAGCTAGCCTGTACTCAGATGGCCACACTTTTTGTTTCTCATGTAACGCCTACACCCATGGTGATGGCGATGTTCACAATCACAAGATGACCACCAATGTCCAACTCCGAGGTTCAGCCGAGCGGCTGCAAAAACGGAACATCTCAGAGAAGGTATGTCAGCAATACCGAATCTACAAAGACGGAGACGTTCTACGTTTCTATTATTTCGACGATGCTGGAGTTGTTAAAGGATGTAAGGTAAAGACTAAGAGTAAGCTATTTACATATGAAGGGGACGTACCTGGAACACTCTTTGGACAACATTTGTTTCCCTCCACTGGAAAACGAGTCGTTATCACCGAGGGAGAACTCGATGCAGCTTCATGTAGTGAGGCTATGCCGGGGTGGCCGATGGTATCTCTACCTAGCGGTGCCGCAGCGGCAAGGAAGTCGGTACAACGGGCTCTCCAATGGCTGCAGGGTTATGAGGAGATTGTCCTGTTCTTCGACAATGACGAGGCAGGCCGTAAGGCGGCGGAGGAAGCAGCAGGGGTCCTACCACCTGGCAAGACAAAGATCGCAAGACTTGAGGAATACAAGGATGCGTCAGACGCTCT